TATGGTCAAGTTACCAGAGTTGTTATTTACAACAAGAAGAACAGTTCCTGTAGGAAATGCTACAGAAGCGTTGGTTGGTACTGTAAGCGTTGCTGTAGAGCCACCGGTAAAGTAAACATGATCACCAGCATCCGTAAGAACAAGCGTGTAGGTTGAACCCGTTTGGCTATTTTGAGGTGCGCCAAGAAACCCTAGCGTTTCGTCGGCATCAGGTAGCGTCGCAGTCCGATTACTGCTTGTATTAGCTGATTGGAGCGTATGCGTCCCTGAACCGGAAGCATTACCTTGGACTTTGATATTACTCATACTCTACCCCCAAATAAGCCACGCCTGACCTGTAGGCACCGTGACTGACTTGCTTGTGTTAATCGTAATTGGCCCCAAAGCAGTTGCATTAGCGCCTGATGGTATGACGCCATTCGTGGCTATGGTTGTGTTATTGAGCGCATACAAAGTACTTGAAGCAGGAAACGTCACAAAAACATTCTTGGTCCCTGCTGGGAAATCCACCAAACTTCCAGAGTTACTGGAAGACAGCACCGTGTCTCGTGAAAGAGTGGTTCCGCTTGAGGTGTAAGTGCCGACCCCAATTTCCCAATTAGAACCTGACGAATCAGCAATCGTATAAAACGTCGTATTGCCGTTACCTACCGCAGCGAAGGATTGAAAGCCGGTTGATGCACCGGCAAGGGTTACCGTCCCCGTGCCAGTGGTTGTCGTGGTTTCTTGAACCCGATCAGCAAGGACGAAAGCCATTATAGACTCTTACGTAAGCGTAAATACGCCGCTTGTCGCAGGTAGAACCGTCAACGTGTTGGGTGAAGCCACCGTGAATTGAGTACTAGATAACGCGCAATAGCAAACCAGCTTACCCGCAGAATTTGATTCGTAAATCACTGCATAACGAATATCGTTAATAGACGCACCGGATGCAGTAAATGTTAGTCCAGTAGTCGTGTAAGTGAACTTCATTTGCCCCGCAGAAGCACCTGTTGTCCACTGCCCTGTGGCCGGGGGTAATGCAAAACCACCTGTTACATATCTGCCCGTGGCAGACACCTCACTGGTAAGTGACGCATATGTGCTTAGCCCCACTGTCGCTGCGTTACTAGCAGTTCTAAATAACGCCATTTTAAAGTTATCAACACCAAGCTGAATTGTACCGTTACCGATATAACGTTTAGCCTTGTTATAAAGTGCCCATGCTGATGCAGCCATTTCAATACTCCTTGATATCGGCGTTTGACGCCCCAGTCACTAAAATTTGATGGAGAAGCCCACCGTAGATCTGAAGCTCCATTTCATCGCCCATGTATTTAATCAAGTCGATGAACTCTCTAGCCTGCGACAACATCCAAGGATGGCACTGAAACACCTTGTCCCCTACTTTGACTGAAAGTACAGGATGCCCGTCGTTTTCTGTCTGTGAATAAGCATGATGTTTACCATCTTCCAGACACGAATCACATCCGAAGATGTGAAACCGTTTAAACCCTAACATTCTAAACAGCGGAATAGCTCTTAACAAGACCGTAGAGCCTCCGGGTACGTGATACCACTGCTTATCTTTGTAATGATCTTTAAGAACGCCTTGAATCTCTTCCGCACTTGTATGCCATATGTATGTCTGTTCTTTGGGAACTTTCTCAAACACTGAAGGATGGCACTGAGAAGCGAGAAAGTATTTGCATGTAGGAATGATCGGCTCTACAAACCGAGCATTGAAGTCTCTGCTATCAACCATCACAAGCGCAGAAGGTATCAACCCGTGGTCAATACAGTATCTATACGCGTTATTCATCGTGATGAGTTTTACACCCTCTTGGCGCAACCGTTTGATTGTGCCTATGTGTTCGGCAAGTGAGGGTCCACCCCCTACTAACATCACTTCAACATCATTCGTGGGGTGGGGCACCACATCATGAAACCCATAGGTCAACCCAGTAGATACGTGGCTTTTAATAATATCTATGGGTACGTTTAGTTCCCCACGAATCTCAAACTCTTCGTAGGCCATCCAAATATCGTCATCCTTGGGCGGAATAGGAGCAATTACAACGCTTGGGGGTTCAGAAAAGAATCCAACAGGAGTGCCCATTATGAAAGCCTTATCAATGCGCCGGTGCTGGTATTGGGAGGAAACTCAACCACAAATGTAGTCGTTGAAATCTTATCTGAACCAAAATCAAGTACGCAGATTGCAGGGTTACCAGTCGTAACCCGATAAATCAAAGCACCCCTAGCAGTGAAAGCACCACTCCAAGAAGCATTAGAAAAGTCAATATAAGCAATACCTGTGGAACTATCAATAGCAAGTGAAGGAGTGATGGCTTCTCCACCCGCCGTGTACCCCGTAGCCACAACCTCGCCAGTCGTACCCGTGTAAGTCGTAGTAGTCTGATCGAGCGTGGCATCGTTGGTGTACAGCGCGATTTTAAAAGTCTGTGTCGTGCTCGAAGAAAAATCAAAGTCTCCCTCAAACAATTGCTGCTTGAAGGAGTTACATGTGTAGTTGCCAGTAAAAGCCATTAGTTCACCGACATCCTGACCTGACCAGACCTGTAAGCATCGCGGCGGTCCATACCATCACCAAGACGTTTGGCAAGAATCATGGCTTCTTCGTATCGTTTGGCATAACCGGCAATCACATCAGCTTCACCCTTCATGAAGGTATAGCCTTCAATCAAGGAACCGTAGAGAAGTACCGAATCAAAGTTATCACCAAGCCAAGTTGTGTTCGCCGTGGTAATGGACTCGGGATAGTAGAAGTAGTGAATCTCTACAGCGTAATTTGAAGTGGGTGTAGGCCCAAGAATTAACGTATTTTCGTCAAAAAGCGCGTAATACTTAGGAATTCCAGTCGTTGCCGGATTGGAATACGAAGCGCGGATGTAGCTAACATCTTTGTTCAACAAGTATTCGTATTCACTTGTTGTTGGGTTAGTTACCGCCAACTCATATACAGCTAAAAAATCAGAAGGCATAGCGAGGTATTTGTTCCCACCTGTCATCGTACCTGTCTGATTTTTCCTAAACTGCGGGAACTGTACTGAGTTGTAAATGCGCTGCTCAGCTTGAGTAATGAACGTATCAATCTGCTGTTTGGCAGTCAATGTCGCTGTACCCGATCCAGACGAATCAGCGCCAGTAAACGACGGAAAGTCGTTCTCCAGATAACCTTGAATCGTTTTGAAAAGGGTAGCGTAGTTCATTAGCCCATCTTCTTAGAAGCACCTGTGCCCTTCGTGGCGCATCCGGTTCCCCGGATCTTTACAGTCTGGGTGTTGGGTATGTTGTTTGGGTAACCGTTATTTGTGTTTTTAACGGGCACCGGCGTTGGCATTTTGCTGTGTTTCATTTCGCCCCCATCTTGTACTTAAAAGAAGGTGATTTCTGGTTAGCAATCTTAGCCATGTTCCGACCTAGCGTCTTCATTTCGGCGTTAGTCTTACCACCCTTACGAAGCTTAGTCAGCGGCGCACCTTTGTGCTTGGCTTTCTCATGCTTGTGTACTGCACCAGCAATCATTTTCTTGTCTTGGGCTAAGTCTTTCTTGTCCATCATAGACTCCTATGTAACATTTACAGTAACAGTGCCTAGCGTGATGCCCAGCACAAGATTGTTCGGCGTTAGACCTGTGTCATAAGATCTTGCCCCACCCACAGGTGCCCATCCCCACTGAATGATTCTACTACCTCCAGAGGGATCTCCGCTACCTAGTTGCGTCGTCGTTGTATTGATCTGCAACCCATTTAGCCCGCCAACGCGATACGTTGTATCAGGACGGGGATTACGCAATGCCTGTGGGTCGTCCACAGGATACATACCAAGCTGCAACTGCGGTTGATCGGGTTCCCAACACGTAGGACAAACTAAGATATTAACGTTCTTAGTCTTAATAACAATCTCACGAAGTTCTTTCAGTTTGTACCGAAAGCCGCACCTATCGCACTGCGATATGGCCCACTTACCTGATGCAAACCGATTAGGCATTTCAGTAGAACAACTGTCGTGGTGCGAGGCGCAACGGTGCTTTCTCGCGGTCTTCGTCTAGCGCAAGCCTTAACTGCTCGTCGTACATGTCTTTCAGCATCGGTATGCGCTGCGCGGCCTCGGGAATCTTTAACGACAAGTAGTACGCCAGCCCAGCAGCCAAGCAATTGATGAACCTAAACGGCACATCCTGAATATTCGCACCACTACCAGCATCCTGCATACGACGTAGTCGCCAATACACAAAGGTGTAGTAGTTGTCTTGATCTGGCGCAGGCCAGACATTGATTGTAGGGGATGCTAATCCAATGGGTGTCAGTACCCCTGACTGCCTGTTGATCCAAACTTGAATGGGCCTACCTTGGGCGTTCTTGTTTGGTATCGTGGCATAGGTATCGACTGAAATGCGACTGATATTGATGTCTGTTTGAGGAATTCCAGTCTGCGTACGAATAACCTGTTCGATGAGATCTACTGTATCTACCGGCAAGTTGTAAACAATTGTGCCCGTGGTCATGGCAATCTGACCCTGCTCAATCGTCCACAGGTTGATACCTCGGTTAGCCCACTCAGTAAACATCAAGTTCATAGAACGACGTGCCGTACGGTGTTCGTACCCAGTACGCACTTCAATCCCGCACCGCTCAAATGCCTCTTCAATAATCTCGTTTAGATCGAGATTAAAGGCTGTCGTACCTGAAGTTGTTGTCACTTCATCCCTCGAAGCGTTTTAGCGAGCCTAGCCCTCTGTCCCATCTTCCCAGGAGCCTTAGTAGCTTTATCAAGCATCTTCGCAGGAATCGGCTTTTTACCTTTAATACCAAGCTGTTCACGAAGCGCTCCCGGTTTTTTGACCGCAGCTTGAATCCATTTCTCAGCCATTATCTGTACCTCGCGGTCTTAGCAGCAACGCCTTTTGGTTGTTTGACGAATTGCTTTCCCGAGCGTTTTCCAGCGCGTTTAGCTCTTGTTGTCGCAGCGTACTCAGCAGGTGTAAGAGCATTGATTGCCGCCTCTGGGAGATACCGCTCGCCAGT